GCGAGAATTCTTTTTCGTTATCGTTCCGCCTTGCTTTAGTTTCTGTAATATCTACTAAGGTTTGTATTATGAATTGCATAGTGTATTTACAGGTCAAGAAAAAAGGCACCATGTAAAAATGGTACCTTTTAGGTTTTTATTATAAACCGTGAAGTGTTGTTGCTTCAGTTACAGTGACAGTTGCACCACCAACAGTTGCTGTGAAAACACCAGCAGCTACAGTTCCTTCTGAGCCTGTATGCACACGACCTACACGCATTGCAATACTATCAATATCAACTGCGTGTCCGTCCATTACTGCAAGCATATCTGCACCGGCAGTTTTAACTTCCCACATCATTGGGCTTAATTCTTGTGCGGCTGCTCTTGCTGTTCCTTCAACGATTGCGTTTGGATTACCACCTGCGTCAGCAGTGAATGCTACACTTGGTACAATTTTAAACATCTTTAATTGCATATGACTGTAAACAGTTGCTAATGCTATTACTTCACTATTTACTTTACTTACTGTTGCCATTTTTATTCTCCTTATTTTGGCGTCTATTTAGACTCTAAATTTATTTATCATTTTTTGTTCTCTTTTGTAGAGATAATAATAAACTTATTGATGCAGGACCTGCATTCACAATATCATCTACTATTTTTATGATAGGTAAATAGGCTGCGACATATTGTGATGGTATTGATTTTCCATCACGACTTAATTCTAAAAATTTTTTGATAAAAAATATATTTTCTGGTTTATCTAAAAGCAATCTATAATTGATAAACCTATTTTCTATGCTACTAAGATCTGGTTTGCTGAATGTAGGCTCAGTATCAGGCACTTTGTCTGATTCTAAACCTTTTTCAGATACTAGGTTAGAAAATTTTTCTATAATATCACTATCTCTAAGTTTAGCACGTAGCGAAAATAATAATTTAGTTATTATTGCTTTTTTATCTGTAACATTTATTTTATCAAAATTTACAAATGAGCGTCTTATATTTTTGTAATTGCTGTCATTAATCAAAAAGCTATTTTCTAAACGTATAAAAAATTGTTGCACCATATTAGGATTATTGCCTTTAGATATACTAGTTAGATAGGTTTCAATATCTCGTAACGGTAATACAACTTTATCCTGCATCTCTTGGGCAGACGACGGATCCTTTAATTTTCCTAGAGCGTGTTCGTCTCCATTTATAAAATATAAAAGGTTATAAAGGTCAGTTCCACTAATCTTAAAATGTTTATAATTTGGATTAATGCTATCTTTAGAATATTCTCTTATAAAAGGAGTTGCAGACGGAAACTTTCTCATCGCTTCAATAGCTAAAAAAATTAAATACGCTTTTTCTAAACAGTCTGTATAAGTTAATTTTTTTTGGTTAAAGCTATCTTTTGTTAGTCTTGCTTCCGATAATTCTTTTATGAAATCCATTTTATCTTTCTATTGATCGATTAGCTGCAGTGAAACCTGATCTATTTACTAATTTTATTGCACCGTCTGGATGTGCTAAAACAAAGCCTTCACCACCTTTGGTATCATTTATAGTAGCTGTTACAGGTGCTTTTTGATTTTCTAATTGCGAGATAATATCATCTTTTACAGTTTGAATGCCGGTTACAATTTGCCATAGACTGTCAAATGCTTGCTGATGATTTCCGATGTATTCGGCTATCTTAACTTTTTTAGGACCACTTACTTTACTGCCAGTTAACCATTGCAAAAAATCTTTTCCTAAAGATTCCAACCCAGTATCAACTTTACTGTTTAAATATGCATAAAGAATTTTTGGAAAGTCTGATAATTTTAATTCGGCTAAACTTTGTTTATTTAATAAATTGTCTAATGCAAATCTATTTTTTGCAACAATACTTTGTAAATTTTTTATTTCTGTATCGTCTACGTCAGGTGCTTCTTGAACTGTAACAGGAGGAACAACTAAAACCTCAGTTCCAATAAAAAAATTAGATGGATCAATTGATAGTTTTTTATCTTTTCCATCTAAATCTATTTCGTTATGTATAACTACCGCAGATTTACTTTTAGCTATTTGAACCCCTAAAGGACTTCTGGCATCTACATGATAAGTAACTACATTCGGTTTAAAAGAAAAAGTGCCTTGAGATAGCAATGGCGTATTATAATAAAGTAAATCTCCTTTAAAATATCCTATATGGTCTTTAGGTGTTGCTTTTTCATATTCGTCAAAAATATCACGCATATTTCCAGCAAATTGCCGAAAGCTGTCGGTAGGTTCTTCGCCTTTACTGAGCTTTCTGTTTAAAAGCATTTTTTCTAAATCTTTAGGGCTAGTACTTCTTCCGTCATAGCCTTTTGCTGTGAATCCGGATTTGTCTGTTAAAACAAATTGTCCATTTTCGTTTCTACCAAATACGATAGCAGGAGATCCGTCCCATTTAATGGTAACATCGGTATGACCACCTTTTTCTAGATTTTTTAAAGCTTCAATTGCCCTTATTGCACCTTCTGATCCTTCCCAAAAGACTATGTCTTCTGCATGTTGAATCCGTGCATCTTCCATTAATGGTACTATGTTAGACTGATAAAATTCAAAAAATCTCATATTCCGGCTAGCTCCTTGATACGACGGATCTCAATGCCTTCTGGAAGTGTGAGTCTGTCTCTTTCAAATGCAGTACGAGCATCTGCAATAAGTTGTTCTAAATCGTTTCTTCCTCTAATAGCATCATAAATGCTTGTCACAGTTTCTAAACTTTTAGCATCATTGTTTTTACCAAGTAATATTGTAGCAATTTCATCTGGTTTATCTGAAATTACATCATCTGTAGCTCTATCAAGCAGTCCACGCAAATAACTCCATTTCATTCCTTGAGCTTTTGCAATACTAGCTAACAATATATGTCTATGTTTGCCTTTGTATTGACTACCACCAGGTTCTCCACGCATACTCCATTTAAGCCATTCAGGATTGCCAAACATTAAATCAGTTTGTACAAATCCTAAAGATTCATCACCATTAATTGGCGTTTTGAAATGAACGCTGATACCAGACTTAGAAATCCATTCTTTTGGCTTTTTATCGTTTTGTTTACACCAAGCAGTTAGTTTTTGTACCATTTCATCTTTTGATACATCATCTATGTTGACAGCAACATCTAGATCTCCTGAAGTATCTGCTACGCCAGTACTACCTAACTTAAAATCATTGTGTGGCAATCCTGTAATTTTTTCTAACCATGCCAGTGTAGTTTCAACATCGACCCTGTTTATCCTTTTCGTAGCTAATGATTTGTCTGGGTTTTTAAAAACATTACCGCCTTCTTTAAGGAGCATTTTTATTCCTTTTACATTCAATAACCTTTTGAATACCTCTTTTAAATTTACGAGGGTCTCCTGTTCTAACACTATTATAAAATCTTTTATGTAATTCAGCTGCAGTTACAGGATCGTAAGTTTCATTTATTAAATCTAATAAATTAATACAACTTGTGATAATGTTGTCGGCACTGCTTTCTACAAGATGATCATTTAATCCATGATTAGGCATTTGAACAATTTCTTGCAGTATTGATCTAGTTTGTTTTCGCATACACGTATCCTCTTAATGTATTTATTTTAAAATGTTACACAAAGAGGCTACTAATAGATTCCTCATTCGTTACACGCCGGATAGCTTCGCCAAACAAACTAGCCAGTGTAATTTGTCTTGTTTTCTTGTACTCTTTTGGACAATGATCTTCTATACTGTCAGTAATTACCAGCTCTGTGAGATCACTTTCTTCTACACGTAGACAAGCACTTTTGCTTAATACTCCATGCGTAATGTAGGCTCTTACACTTAATGCACCTGCAGCCATAATAGCCTTTGCAGCATTACATAATGTTCCTCCACTATCTACGATGTCATCTACAAGGATAGCATGTTTACCCTCTACGTCTCCGATGATATGCATCACCTCACTCTTACCTGCTTCAGGTCTACGCTTGTCTACGATTGCGATATGACCATGGAACATATCAGCAAACTTCCTTGCACGGACAGCACCACCAGCATCCGGACTTACAAATACAACCTGCTCATTAGTTGGCAGTTTATCTTGGATGTCTTTTGCAAAAACAATCCTACTGGTAAGATCGTCTACAGGAATATCAAAGAAACCTTGTATTTGTCCTGCATGTAGATCAATTGTTAGTACACGATCAGCACCTGCTGTTGTAAGTAAATCTGCTA